TGCAGGATGGACTGTAATGGAGGCTGCCAGAGAGGCAAACTTGGATGAAATACCTGCCACTTGTGGTGGGTGTTGTGCTTGTGGTACTTGCCACGTGTATGTCAACAATGCCTGGATTGACAAATTGGGCGAAATAGATTATAATACACCTGAACAAGAATTATTAGAATATGAAAAAGGTTATAAGAAAGGTATAAGTAGATTGGGTTGTCAAGTGATGTTAACTAAAGAACTTGATAATATCACTTTACATTTATTAGATAATGAACTTTTATAAAAGTGTAATAGAACATAACGGTAAACTTCTTGTAAGAGGTGTACACGAAGGTCAGGAGTATAAAGAGAAGATTGATTATAGTCCTACTCTTTATGCTATTTCACAACAAGATACAGAATTTAAAACACTTACAGGTCAATGTTTAAAACCAATTAAGTTTGGTAGTATCAAAAAGGCAAGAGATTTTAAAAGAAATTATAATACTGAAAATGCACCTATCTTTGGTATGGATCGTTATCAATATCAATATATTTCAGATGAGTTTCCTAATGATATACAGTTTTCAAAAGATCACATTAAAATATTTACACTTGATATAGAGTGTGGTGCAGAAAATGGTTTTCCTGATATACAAAATCCTATTGAAGAACTATTAGCAATCACAGTTAAAAATCAATCTAACAAACAGATTATTACGTGGGGTACAGGTGAGTTTAAAACTGATAGAACAGATGTAACTTATATAAGATGTAAGTCCGAGAAGGCATTGATTATGGAGTTTATGAAGTTTTGGATGAAGAATTATCCAGATGTAATCACAGGTTGGAATACAAAGTTTTTTGATTTACCTTATCTATGCAATAGAATTAAATTACTTACAGATGAAAAGGTTGTAAGAAGATTATCGCCTTGGAATTTAGTAGGCACCGAAGAAATAGTTGTAAGAGGTAGATCACAATTACATTATACTTTATATGGTATTGCAATGTTAGATTACCTTGACTTATATAAAAAGTTTATACCGACAAGACAAGAAAGTTATAAGTTAGATCATATCGGTAAAGTAGAATTAGGATTACCTAAAGATGAAAATCCTTATGATACATTTAGAGAATGGTATACAAAAGATTTTCAATCGTTTATTGATTACAATATTAAAGACGTTGAGATCGTTGACCAGTTAGAAGATAAATTAAAACTGATTGAACTTATCTTAACAATGGCGTATGAGGCAAAAGTTAATTACCAAGATGTATTTTCACAAGTTAGATTTTGGGATACATTAATCTATAACTTCTTACGTAAAGATAACATAGTCATACCACCAAAAGAAGATAACTTAAAAGATGAGAAGTATCCTGGTGCGTATGTAAAAGATCCTCTAGTAGGTATGCACAAATGGATTGTTTCGTTTGACATCAATTCACTATACCCACATTTGATTATGCAATATAATATTTCTCCCGAAAAGATTATAGGTATGAAACCAAATGGTATTACGGTGAACAAGATGTTAAATCAGGCAACGCCTCTAACATATCTTAAAACGGAAGGTGCAACTATTACACCAAACGGTGCATTATTTAAAACTGATAGTGAAGGTTTTTTACCTAAACTATTAGGTAAAATGTATAATGATCGTGTAACGTATAAGAAATTAATGTTAGAGGCGAAGAAAAAATATAATGAAACAAAAGACCCTAGTCTATTAAATGAGATTGCTCGTTGTCATAATATTCAATGGGCAAAGAAGATTGCATTAAATAGTGCTTACGGTGCCATCGGCAATCAATACTTTAGATATTATGATGTAAGACAGGCAATGGCAATCACAATGGCAGGTCAATTTGTAATTCGTTTTATTGAGCAGAATGTAAATGAATATATGAATAATATATTAAAGACACACGACAAAATAGATTACATTGTGGCATCCGATACAGATTCAATTTATCTTACATTAGATAAGTTAGTAGAACAAGTTTGTAAAGATAAATCTACTGAACAGAAATTAAGATTTATTAATAAAGTTGTTGAAGGTAGAATAGAACCATTCCTAGAAAAATGTTTTGAACAACTTGCAGAATATACTAACGCATTTAAAAATAAAATGGTTATGAAACGAGAAGTTATTGCTGACAAAGGTATATGGACTGCTAAAAAAAGATATATGTTAAACGTATTAGACGAAGAAGGTATTACGTTTGAAGAACCTAAATTAAAAATTATGGGTATTGAGGCAGTTAAATCATCAACACCAGAAATTTGTAGAACTAAAATTAAAGAGGCGATTAAAATTATAATGTCTAAACAAGAGTCTGATTTACATAAATTTGTAAAAGACTTTAAAACTATATTCTTTTCTTTACCTGCTGAGGCAGTATCGTTTCCTAGAAGTTGTAATAATATGAAAAAATATTATTCTTCTAGTGATGTGTTTATTAAAGGTACACCTATTCACGTGAAAGGTGCATTAATATATAATCATCAAATAAAACAGTTTGGTTTACAAAACAAATATCCATTGATACAAGAAGGTGATAAAATTAAATTTGTTAAATTACTAGAGGCAAATCCATTTAAGTTTGATGTAATTAGTTATGTTACAAAGTTGCCTAAAGAATTTAAATTACAAGAATATATTGATTATGAAGTACAATTTGATAAAACTTTTTTAGATCCAATGAGATTTATTTTAGAAAGTATTGGTTGGTCACCTGAACCAAAGGCAAGTTTAGAGGCATTTTTTGGATGATAACTTCAATGATACTTTTATATTTTACAGTATTTGTATTCTTTCAATGGGGTCAAAGAATTGCTATGACTAGAATAGATACAAAGGCATTTTTAATCTTAATGTTATTATTATGGATATCAATAAAAAGTATAACGTAATTTACGCTGACCCACCTTGGACATTTAAAACTTTTAGTGATAAAGGTAAAGATAGAAGTCCTGAAAATCATTATAACGTAATGAGTTTAAAAGACATATGTAATTTACCTATAAGTAAAATTGCAAATGATGATTCAGTATTGTTAATGTGGGTTGTTGATCCTTTATTAGACAAAGCGTTTGAAGTTATTAATGCGTGGGGTTTTAAATATAAAACTGTAGGATTTACTTGGGCAAAAACAAATAGAAAGAGTATGGGTTTCTTTACAGGTTTAGGATATTGGACACGAGGCAATCCTGAAATGTGTTTACTTGCAACAAAAGGTAAACCTAAACGTATCAGTAAATCAGTACCTCAATTAGTTGTAGAACAACGTAGAGAACATAGTAGAAAACCTGACATAATGTACAACCATATAGAGAACTTATTAGAAGGACCTTATATAGAACTGTTTGCTAGAACTCAAAGACCTGGTTGGGATAGTTGGGGAAATCAAACAGATAAATTTAAATGAGCTTGACATTAGCAATATTATGTGTTATATTATGTTTTGTACCTGTATTAATATTATTATGGATGTGGAATAATGAATTACCTAAATGATTATGCAAACGAAAACGGTTTGCCTATTATGGATCAACAAACGTTTGAACGTTATACAAACGATATAGGCAAAGAACAGTTTAGATTAGACTTAGCAGATTACATAGAAAAAAATAGACCTGTATTTCCACTAAAGAAAATTACTTTAGATGATGTAAGAGAATCATTTTACGATTTACAAAAACAAGATATAACTCAATATTGTAAATTGAATGACAACAATGTTATGGAAAAGTATGATGATTACAAATACAATTATAAAGATTATGGTCTAGGCATTATAGACGCACCATCAACTTATAATAATGTGTCTAATTATTTTCACCAAGAATTAAGATTAAATTGTTCAAGTTATAGTTTTAAAGCACCTTTAGATGTATGGTACAATGGTACGTCAAAAGATATTTGGCGTTGTTTAGGACCTATCTGGCGTGGTATAAACAATATGAAAAAAGTTGTTGTAGAAGGTAAAGAAGAATTAAGAGGTGGACAATTATCAGAAGCAAGTTATATGAGTGCGTTTAGATTAGGCACATATATTGCAACTCAATTTAAACCTAACGTAGCAAAAACAATCTATCAATTAACAAATGCAAAAAGAGTATTAGATACTTCTTGTGGTTGGGGTGATAGACTTGCAGGTTTCTTTGCTTCAGACGCCGAAGAATATATTGGTTGTGATCCAAACCCTAACACATATAAACAATATATGAAACAAATAGAAGTGTATAATAGTTTCTTAACTAAACCTAAAAAAGTTACAATCTACAATACAGGTGCTGAAGATTTACCTTGGGATGAAATAAAAGATATTGATTGTTCATTTACAAGTCCACCATATTTTAGTACCGAAGAATACAATAAAGGTGGTGAGAAAGAAGAAAATCAATCGTGGTTTAAATTTAATGAGTATGAAAAATGGCGTGATGATTTCTTTTTACCTGTATCAAAGAAATGTTTTGAAAGATCAAAGTTTACAATAATTAATATTATGGATCCAACAGTAAAAGGTAAACGTTATAGAAGTTGTGATGAAGTTGTTGATATGTTAAAAGACAACTTTGTAGGTCAAATAGGAATGAGAATAATGCAAAGACCTAAATCAGATAAATTATTTGAAAGTGAACAAGCTAAACAAGAGTTTATGAATAAGACATTTATAGAAAATGTTTGGTGTTTTGCTAAAGATAAAAATGTTGACTTGTTTAAGTCGGCACGTAAAGGAACACTAGATAGTTTTTTTGAATAAATATGTCTATGGCTATCACTAAAGAATCGTATAAAGATTTAAAAGAGTATTGGGATTATCAACGTAAAGTACAGTACAATAAAGAAGTTGTACACAATATGGCAGACACATTTGAGGGTAGAGTTTATAATGATTTTGGTTCTGTTAATTTAAGTGATGTAAAAGACCTTTTGTGGAGTAGAGTTAAACCTGATGATTACGAAGAACCAAGAAAAGGTTGGATACCTGAAGATCCAAATTTGAGATTTGAAGACGAGGGATCAGCATTTATGCCTAAATGGGAGTTTGAAGAACCTAAAAAAGGTAGACGAGTTGTGATGAAGGCAAAGAAATTAAATGATGATAACGATATATAAAGGATATAAGAACTATTTAACACACAGTTTTCCTGCAACGGACCTTGACAAAATCAAAGAAGTATGTTATAGTATGAATATAAAATGGTACACGATAAGTTACACAGATAAGGAGTATAAAGAATATGAGCAATTTTCTAAAGGACATAATTAAAGAAACTGGCAATGAGTATGCTGGTTTAGTAAGTGAAGGAGTTGATAGTGCAGACGTAACAAGTTTTATTGATACGGGTTCTTATTCTTTCAATGCGTTATTATCAGGTTCAATATATGGCGGTATGCCAGGTAATAAAATAACTGCTATTGCAGGTGAAGCCGCTACAGGTAAAACTTTCTTTGCATTAGGTATATGTAAACATTTTTTAGATACAGACAAAGACGCAGGTGTAATTTATTTTGAATCAGAAAGTGCCATTTCAAAAGATATGATTGAAACTAGAGGAGTTGATTCTACTAGAATGGTAATCGTACCAGTTGCGACAGTACAAGAATTTAGAGCACAATCAATTAAAATTATAGACAAATATTTAGAACAACCAGAGGATAAAAGAAAACCTTTAATGTTTGTATTAGATAGTTTAGGAATGTTATCTACTACAAAAGAAATGGAAGATACTGCCGCTGGTAAAGAAACAAGAGATATGACTAGATCACAAATAGTCAAATCAACGTTTAGAGTTTTAACACTTAAATTAGGTAAAGCAAATATACCTATGATAATGACCAATCACACTTATGATGTTATTGGTTCTATGTTCCCACAAAAAGAAATGGGTGGCGGTTCAGGTTTGAAGTACG